GCCGAGCAGGCTCGCAAGCTGTGCTTGCTTGGCTACACCGACGATCAACTCGCTGACTTCTTCGAAGTGGCCGAGTCTACTATTCACAAGTGGAAAATTGACCACCCAGAGTTTTCAGAGTCCATAAAAAAGGGCAAGGACATTTCAGATGGCGAAGTGGCTGACAGCCTCTACCAACGCGCTATGGGTTATGTTGCCCCAGATGTCGATATTCGCGTCATTAACGACAAAATCGTTAAGACAGAAATACAGAAGCATTACCCCCCTGACACAGCAGCAGCAATTTTCTGGCTTAAGAACCGGCAAAAGAAAACATGGCGAGACAAGATTGACCACGGCATTGAGGGTGCAAATGGTGGCCCGGTGCAGGTGGTTAATTACACGCCTGATGATTACGCCGCTGCACAGGCTCAACTGGAGGGGAAACTAGACGGATTAGACTGATATGGCGAGAGTACTTGAATGGGAAGATTTGCCGTTCCCTGAGCGTGTTGTCGTAAAGTCAAAATCCACAAAGTCGTTTCTCAACTTCACCCGCCTGTGGTTTGAGCTGATACAGGGCGATCGGTTGCTGGTTAACTGGCATCACCGGCTGATGGCATCAAAGATTGATGACCTCATTGCCGGACGCCTGCAGCCACGCAACCTGATTATCAATATTCCCCCGGGCGGGACTAAAACAGAATTCTTCTCTATCCATCTGCCGGCCTACGTTAATGCGCTGGTTCAGGAGGGTAGGTTAAACCGCTTCCGTAACCTGAATATCTCGTTTGCTGACACTCTGGTTAAGCGCAACTCACGCCGCACCCGCGACATTATCAGCAGCAAAGAGTATCAGGAGCTATGGCCCTGCTCGTTTGGCGTTAACCAGGCTGAAGAGTGGGAAATACTGGACAGCAAAGGCCGCTCGACCGGCCAGACGGTATCTCGCTCCAGCAACGGCCAGATTACCGGCGGCCGCGGTGGTTACTTCGGCGAGAAGTTCTCCGGCATGGTTATGCTGGATGACTACAACAAGCCAGTCGATATGCTCAGCGAGACGAAGCGTAACAGCGCCAACACTTTGCTGGTGAACACCATCCGATCGCGCCGCGGAGATAAATCGAAAGAGCATCCAACGCCATTCGTGAGCATTCAGCAGCGACTTCATACTGATGACGCTACCGGATTCATGCTATCCGGTGGTATGGGCGTTAACTTCCACCACGTAGCCATTCCCGCACTGATAAGCGAGAAGTACATCGAATCGCTGGCTGAACCGTGGCGATCTCTGTGTTGGGAAACTGTGAAGGATACTGACAGCGTCGTCGTGTCTGGTGAACGCTACTGGTCTTACTGGCCGCAGATGGAAGACGTGAACGACCTGCTCGCATTATGGGAGCGCGACCGTTACACGTTCCTCTCGCAGTACCAGCAGAACCCGATGGCGCTGACCGGCGGCATTATCGAAACCGACTGGTTCCAGACCTACACGCATCTTCCAAAGCTTCAGTATCGCTGTGTTTACGTCGATACGAACAGCGGCAAGGTTGAGGACTGGCTGGATTACACGGTATTCACGCTGGCCGGAATGGGCGTAGACGGTAACCTCTACATTATCGACGTGGTTCGCGGTCGCTGGGACCCGGAAGACCTGTTGAAGAAAGCCGAAGAGGTCTGGGCGAAATGGAGTGCGAGCGGTTCACTTCGCATGATGCCGATGCGTCACATGGCTATCGAAGAGAAGCAGGCCGGACAGGGGCTGATAACGACCCTCAAGAAGCGCCAGAACATCCCGGTGAAAGAAATTCCCCGAGGTACAGGCCAGAACAAGCTGGTCCGCTGCCTCAACGTCATCCCGCAGATAAAGACCGGCAAGGTGTTCATTCCTGCCACGCACGACGCTAACGGCGCTGCGGTGATTCACACCTACTACGAAGACGGCACTGTCGCTGGCAACACCTCATGGGTGCTTACTGCCATGACAGAGTGCGCTGCCTTCTCTGCAGATGACAGCCACGATAACGACGACATTCTGGATACATGGATGGACGCCATCGACGACAACCTGATTTCAGGTCGCCAGCCAATGAGTATCGATCCGAGCCAACTCAGGAGAATTTGATGTGGTGGTTTAAGAAAAAAGAAATCGCCGCGCCTGAGCCGGTGGAAGAGCCTGAAAAGGCTCAGATGAAGATTAACCCCGAAGCAGTAGCAGCAGTCCAGCCAAAACCTCCGCGCGAATTTCAACGATACGAGCCTCCTAAAGGCGTTATCCCGGCAGCAATCGAAAAGGGCATCCTCGCGATGGACTCTACCGATTACGGCGCGCTGAATGACGCCTACGCAATGGGATACGGCACGCTGGATTCATTTCCCGGCTACCCCTATCTGGCAGCGATGGCGCAGAAGCCTGAATACCGCAAGATGGTTGGCACCATTGCGGAGGAGATGACGCGTAAGTGGATAAAGCTGAAGACGGTCGGTGATGACGATAAGTCGGACAGGGTTAAGGCCATCACTGACGCGCTGGAGCGCTTTCACGTTCGCGAGAAATTCCGCGAGGCAGCTGAGCACGATGGCTACTTCGGCGGTGGGCAGATTTATATCGACGTCCTGTCACCGAAAAACGTATCAGCCTGGACTGATGACAACGAGCTGCAGAGCAAACTGTTTATCAGCGACAAAAAGATACCCAAAGGCAGTCTGAAAGGTTTTCAGGTTATCGAACCAGTCTGGACTTATCCCGGTGTTTACAACGCGCAGAACCCGCTGAGCCCTGACTTCTACAAGCCGACAGAATGGTTTGTGATGGGGAAAACGGTTCACGCCAGCCGGATGATTGACTTCGTGTCGCGTCAGGTGCCAGACCTGCTGAAAGCGTCGTATAACTTCCGCGGCCTGTCTCTGGTGCAGATGGCCGAGCCTTACGTTAACAACTGGCTGCGCACGCGTGACAGCGTAAGTGACATGATCCACTCGTTCAGTATCCCGGTCATCGGCACGAACATGGGCACCGTTTTGCAGGGGGGTGGCGCTGATTCAGTGCTGGCCCGCCTCGACCTGTTTAACCGCTGCCGCGATAACCGCGGGGCCTTTACGAAGGACAATAACCCGCAGGCTCCAGAAACGGTCGAATTCGTCAGCGCACCTCTTGGCGGGCTGGACACTTTGCAGGCACAGTCGCAAGAGCACATGGCGGCCGTTTCCGGCATCCCGCTGGTTAAGTTGCTGGGTATCACACCAAACGGCTTGAATGCCTCATCAGATGGCGAGATTCGCGTTTTCTACGACTACATCCACTCGTTACAGCAGGCGATGTTCAAAGCGCCGCTAAAGCGCGTTCTGGACGTTATTCAGCTGTCAGAGTTCGGTGACATCGACCCAGATATCTATTTCGAGTTCGAGCCTCTTTATGAGATGAGCGCGAAAGAGAGAGCAGACATACGCAAAGTGGACGCTGACACTGACGCGGTTTACGTAGCAACTGGCGCTCTGTCGGCTAATGAGGTGCGCGAGAAGATTGCTGATGACCCGGAAAGCCCATATCACTCACTGGACTTAAGCTATGACCTCGAATTCGAAGAAGACGACCTCGACGAAAGCGAGGAAGGCGACGCCAAAAACGATCCGCCCGACAAGGCCTAACGCCGGTGTCGAAGCCTGGTATCGCAAGAAGCTGGATTCACTCATCACCGAAATGAACGACTCGGTGGTCTACTGGCTGAAAGCGAACTACCGGGCTTCCGGCGCTATGGCAATGGACGCATCGCCCGCCGTGTTTATGCGTGATGCGATGAAGAAGTTAGCCAGGCGCTGGCAGAAGCGTTTCGATGACGTGGCCGCAAAGCTGGCTCAGCGATTCGCCGGTGATGCGATGAAGAACTCCGACGTGTCGCTCTATAACGCTCTGGAGACGGCAGGCTTTACGGTGCCTTTCAAGATTACGCCAGCGATGAATAACGCGCTACAGGCGAGCATCACGGAAAACGTGAATCTGATACGCAGCATACCGGAGCAATATCTCACGCAGGTGCAGACGCTGGTGATGCAGTCAGTCAGTCGAGGGCGTGACCTTTCGACGCTCACTAGTGAATTGCAGCGCCGCTACGGCATCACCCGCCGTCGAGCAGCCCTCATCGCGCGAGACCAGAACAACAAAGCTACCGCAGTGATGCAGACTGCAAGGCAACAGTCGCTCGGTATCACCGAAGGCATCTGGCGACACTCTCACGCAGGTAAAGAGCCACGGCAATCACATGTGAAAGCCGATGGCGAGAAGTTCGACCTGTCGAAAGGGCTTTACCTCGATGGCAAGTGGACTCTTCCGGGCGAAGAGATTAACTGCCGCTGCACCTGGTCCCCGGTCATTCCCGGACTTAATTAAACGGAAGCACACATGACTATCGAACGGTTAGCGTTTGACCGCGCATCTGTGCGCTCATTCGATGGTAACGGCAGGCTTCAGGTCACAAAGAGCAATATCAGCAAGGCGAATGTCTGCCCCTACTATGGGCGCGAAATCCCGAACGCTGGAAAGCTTGGGTTAGAGCCCGATAAGATTTATCGGCTCTGGCGACATCCTGAAGAACTGAAGAAAGCCGCACCAACTTTCAACAACATTCCTGTTCTCTGCATCCATACCCCTGACTTCCCCGGCGACCCGCCTCGCGAATACCGCGTAGGCACGACGCACTCTGGTTGTGATTTTGATGGCACCTATCTCACCAACGGCCTTTCGGTCTGGGATAACTCAGCTATCGCGGGTATCGAGACAGAAGAACAAAAAGAATTGTCATCGTCGTATCAGTACGTCGCTGACATGACTCCCGGCGAAACGCCAGACGGTGAAGCATTTGACGGCGTCATGCGTGACATCGTCGGGAACCACGTTGCACTGGTCGAAACTGGCCGCGCAGGTAGCGACGTACTGGTCGCTGATTCTCTCCCACTGGAGCTTAAATACATGAAGTTAGACCGCAAAGGCGTCGCCATTCGTGCCGCGCTGGGAGCGTTTCTGAAGCCGCGCCTGGCTAAGGATGCTGCACCCAAAGACCTCACCGCCATCCTGAATTCGCATAAATCACCAAAGGCGATCGCTCAGGCAGTCGTTGGCAAATACAAAACCAAGCTGGCTGCAGATATGGATCTGGAGCCGGAAGAACTGGTCGAAATCATCGAGGCGTCTGCCGAAAGCGTCGAGCCAGAAGAGCAGAAAGTGGCTGGCGATGACGACAACGAGTCGATTATCTCCCTGCTGCGCGAAGCTGGCGTGTCAGAAGACGTCATCGCCAAAATCGCCGCCGCCCTGTCTCCTGCTGTCGCTCAGGATGAAGGCAAAGACAACGACAAGAAAGACGACCAAGACGAGAAGGTTTCCAAAACCGCGATGGACTCTGCCATTCGCCTGGCGGCCGACAGCGCAACCAAAACTGCCGCAGAGAACTTCCGCCGTGTCCGCGAAGCTGAGCAGGCTGTGCGTCCGCTGATTGGCGACGTGGTCGCTATGGACTCTGCTGATGACGTCTACCGCACTGCGCTCGAGCAGGCTGGCGTTGATATTGATGGCATTCACCCGTCTGCATTCCCGGCAATGGTGAAGATGGCTATCAGCCAGAAAGAAAATTCACGTCCTGTTATTGCTCAGGATTCCGCTTCCAACAGTGAGTTCGAGAAAGCATACCCGACCGCTGGCAAGTTAAAACGAGGCTAAGAAATGGCTAACACTTTTCAGAGCGTAATTAACCAGTATCCGGCCCCGGGTGTAGAAGGTGGTTTCGCGAGCACTAACGAACACATGACCTTCCTTGCTGGCGAAGCTGCGCTGGTTGCTGGCACTAGTGGCCTGACAATCGGTCGCTTCGCATGGGCAGTAAATGGCGTCGCATCTAACGCAGGCACTGGCGCACCTTCTGGCTTCGTACATCGTGACGGTCAGGCGGCCATTACTACCTGGCTGAGCAGCGATTCCAACGTCATCCAGTCTGGTCGCGAAGTAACCCTGATGACCCGCGGTGATTTCTGGGCGCGTACCTCAACCGCTGCTACTCGCGGTCAGAAAATCTTCGCATCGCTGACTACCGGCCAGGTACAGACCGGCGCAGCAGGCGCAACCATTGACGGTTACGTCGAAACCAACTTTACCGCCGGTAGCGCATGTGATGCTGGCGAGCTTGTCAAAATCAGCACCTGGAGCAACTAATGAACGAATTTCAGAAGCACTACGCCGCAGCCAGCGGTAAGTACGGCATCGTGCTGCCGGGTGCGAAAGATTACCTGAAGCCAGAATTTGCGGAGAACTTCGCGCTGGCGATGGATGCGCAGCCAACCATGGTTACCACGGGTAGCTCAGGCATCCCGGCCTACTTCACCAACTACGTTGACCCGGAGCTGATCCGCGTTCTGGTCACTCCGATGAAAGCCGCAGAAATCATCGGCGAAGTGAAAAAAGGTGACTGGACCACGCTGACCGCGCAATTCCCGATCGTGGAATCTGCAGGCGAAACCAGCTCATACGGCGACTACAACCACAACGGCATGACCGCAGCTAACGCTAACTGGGTTTCTCGCCAGTCATACCACTACCAGACCCACACCCGCTGGGGTGAGCGCGAGCTGGACATGTATGGCGCAGCGCGTATCGGTTACGCCGCTGAGCTGAACGTAGCCTCTGCTCTGGTGCTGAATAAGTTCCAGAACAAGAGCTACTTCTACGGCATCGCTGGCCTGCAGAACTATGGTCTTCTGAATGACCCGTCTCTGCCAGCCTCGATCACTCCTGCTGCTACAGGCACTAGCGGTGGCGTTGCCTGGAGCACGAAGACCGGTGACTTGGTATACGACGATGTAGCTACTCGCCTTTATAACCAACTCATTGTTCAGACGCGCGGCCTGGTCGAGCGTACAGACCCAATGACTCTGGCGATGTCTCCAACCTCAGAAGTAAATCTGACCAAAACAAACATGTACGGCATCAACGTCATGGATTTGATCAAGAAAAACTTCCCTAACCTTAAAGTCGAGACTGCAGTCGAGTATTCAACTCCAGCTGGCGAAATGGTTCAGCTGATTGCAGATCGCCTCGGCGAGCAGGACACCGCTTACGCTGCCTTCACCGAGAAGATGCGCGCGCACGCCGTGGTTACTGGGGAGTCATCCTGGACGCAGAAAAAATCTGGCGGCACCTGGGGTGCAATCATTCGTCAACCGCTGGCAATTGCCACCATGCTGGGAGTGTAAAAAATGGCTGATGTCGTAACTGTAGGCTGCAAACTGCCGAATGGCCTGGTGCTGGATGTTGATGGCGCACAGTCCATCGTGCTTAACGGTGCTAACTCTTCTTCCGTTATCGGCGGCTATGGCCTGACCGAGAACGTGGATAAGGCTGTGTTCGAGAAGTGGCTGGAGCAGCACAAAGACCAGCCTTACGTGAAAAACGAACTGGTATTCGCCCAGGCTAAAACGAACAGCGCTGAGTCCAAGGCGAAAGAGAACGCCGATGTTAAGTCGGGTCTTGAAGGCCTGCCGCAGGATAACCCGGCTCCGGGCGTAACCAAGTCAGACGGTAAGTAATCATGGCGGTCGTTGTCTTTGATATAAGCGCGTTCAGGGCGCGTTATCCCGAGTTTGCCTCGGTGAGTGATGACCTGCTGAAAGCGTACTTCGCAGAGGCAACGGTCTACCTGAAAAATACCGACGCAAGCCCTGTCACTGATGTGAATCAGCGAGCGGTATTCCTGAACATGCTGGTTGCTCACCTTGCCGCTATCAACAGCGGCGTTGGTGGTCAGGCAGCTACCGGGTTAGTTGGGCGGGTAACGAGCGCTTCCGAAGGCTCAGTGTCTGTATCGGTGGATGCGGGTCCATCGAGTGCCTCGTCGTGGTGGTATATGCAGACCCCATATGGCGCTGCTTACTGGCAGGCCACAGCAGCCTTTCGGACGATTCGTTACCTGCCCGGTGGCTCGCCGTCGATGTATCCCTATCACTACAACCGCAGAGGTTACTACCGGAGGTAGCGATGACTACATTCAGTGGCGGCGATGCGCTGCAGAAGAAGCTGGCTGAGATAGCGGAAAAGCTGGGCGATCCGAAAACGCTACGTGTCGGATTCCTCGAAGGGGCCACTTACCCTGACGGGCAGTCAGTAGCGATGGTGGCGGCAGCGAATGAGTTTGGCGACCCTGGTATGAATCGACCGGCTCGCCCGTTCTTTCGCCGCATGCTGGCAGAGCAATCGCCTCTATGGGGTGATGAGTTCGGCAAGATTGCACTCGCGGTTAATTACGATGCGCAAATCCTGTTCTCTCTCATGGGGGAGCGCATAAAGGACCAGCTACAAGACTCTATTCGCGAGTTTACGGATCCGGCTCTGGCACAGTCGACAATTGACCGCAAGGGGCATGCTAAGCCTCTTATCGACACCTCTCACATGCTTAACTCCGTCGATTATGACGTTAAGGGCGGCGTATGAATCTGCATGGAATCGTGCGTGGTGCAATCAACATCGTAAACCGTGACTCACCTGGAGTGATGAAGGTCAGCCTTGGCACCTATACCACCGATGCGGCCGGTCATCGCACTCCTGCTTACAGTGAACAGTCTGTAACAGTTCAGATGCAGCCCCTCAGTTATACCGACCTGATGAAAATCGACGGCCTTAACCTGCAGGGAATTAAGAAAAAAGCCTACGTGAACGGCAATTTCGAAGGCGTTAACCGCCCAAAACAAAAGGGTGGCGACATGCTAATCGTCAATGGCGAGACGTGGCTGATAACTCAGCCGCTGGAAGAGTGGCCTGAATGGTGCTCTTTCGTGGTTACGCTGCAGGTGAGCACATGAGCGCGACGATAAGCATAAAACAGGATGACCTGACGACCGCCTTGCGCGGTTTTTTATTGTCTCTCGTCGACGTAGAGGTGTTCCTGTCACAGGAAAACCTTGTGCCCATGCCAAATGAAGACTTCATCACTATGACGCCAATGTTCGTTACTGGTCTGTCTACTAACCGGGTTGCTTATAACGACCCAGGCGTCGGTC